ATGCGCAATGTCTGAATGGCACATGGGAGAAAACCCACGAGGCAAAAAGTACGACGACATCGAACTGATCCTCAGAGACAGTGCACACATCGAACGATTCGCAACGATCTACGCGGAGGACGGAAATGCAGGGCGGAGCGATTTTCTAAATGACAACTAAAGAAGAAACCGTTCAGTTCGTAGAACTCCTTTGGGCAACATGGCCAAACAGCGATCAAAGCGCAGCAGCAAAGAAAGTGCACTACGAGGCTTGGCATCGAATCATCCACGATCTTCCCTACGACCAATGCACAAAAGCCTTAGATGGATTCGTTATAGAAGACAAGCCTTGGGCTCCACGACCCGGAACTATTCGACGCCGAGTAATCGACATGAGAGATCCGGATGGTGCGGCTCCAACTTCGGCGGAAGCATGGGCGCAGTTCCAACGAAACTTGAACTCAGCAACCTCCGGTACCGATTTCATTCCACTGCACCCTTTGGTGGCGAAGGCTGTGAACCAGATCGGTGCGACGGCTGAGCGCGGGCTGCACACCAACGGCGATCGCGATATGTTCGGACGGGTGTACGACCAAATTCTTAGAACCTCCGACATCGAAAGGTACGGGATATCGGAGTGACACGAGCAAACGAGATAGTCGAAAAGTTTTTAGACAGACTTGAGAATGTACGCACCGAAGGTGACGGTTGGTCTGCACGGTGTCCATGTCGCAGCGACGATCACAACCCGTCAGTGCATGTCGGTCAAGGCAGAGACGGGCGAGTGCTCGTCACCTGTCACCGAGGTGATGGTTGTGACGTAAACGAAATTTGTGATGCGGTGGGGATTTCGATCAACGATCTGTTCCCCCCGAAGCCGAAGGAAGAGAAAAAGCAGCAGTTGAAGCAGGTTGCCACCTACGACTTCAAAGACGAAAACGGCAAACTTCCTTACAGTCTCGGTGACACACCGAAAGTTCTTTACCGTCTACCTGAGGTTCTGAAAACAGCCGAAGCGGGTGGAATTGTTTGGGTTGTTGAAGGCGAAAAAGATGTTGAGACCGTTAGGGCTTGTGGCGAGACCGCAACAACGATGCCCGGTGGTGCAGGTAAGTGGCTGGACATTCACACTGAAGCACTGAAGGGTGCTGAGGTTTACATTGTTTCCGACAACGACACTCCGGGCTACAAGCACGCCATTGAGGTCGATAGAAGTTTGAAGGCTGCCGGTGTCAATTCCACACTCTGCGCGCCACCAGATGAATTCAAAGACATCACTGATTATTTTGATGCCGGTGGCGATTTCGAGTCTCTACGCATCTGGCAACCGGAACAGAAAAATCTAGACGAAAAACCTGACGACCCGTCAGAAACAGAAGAGCCGGTGGAGATTTCAGAACCCGGTGACGAATTCGATGAACTCGTCGAACAAATCAAACAACTCCAAAAAACCGGACTGTCACACTCATCCAAAATCGGAAGAGTGCACTCACTGCTAGACCGCATGTCCGGTACCGATTTGACGTTAGACACGGGCCGACTTGTTGACTGGGACTCGTTCATCAACACGGAAGTCCCGGACGACGACTACGACTGGATCATCCCCGGACTCCTCGAACGACAAGACCGTGTGATCCTCGTCGCAGCCGAAGGTGTAGGCAAAACCATGCTCGCGCGCCAAGTAGCGATCATGTCCGCCGCAGGACTCAACCCGTTCACCTATGAACACATGAACCCGATTCGTACGTTAACGATAGATTTAGAGAACCCTGAGCGAATCATTCGCCGCATGTCCACCTCCATCTTCGGATCATCGAAACGACAGTCCCGTCACGGCGGTCCTGCCGATCGCGCGCATCTGCTAATCAAACCTGCCGGTGTCGATTTGCTGAAAGCCCCGGACCGGGTCCTGATCGAAGAAGCGATCGAACGGACCAAACCGGATCTGATCTGCCTCGGCCCTTTGTATAAATCTTTCCTAGATCCGGGGAACAAGACTTCAGAGTCAGTTGCTGTTGAAGTCGCCCGATATTTGGATTACATCCGCACCACATACAACTGTGCCCTGTGGATGGAGCATCACGCCCCGCTCGGTGGTAGCGGTGGCCGAGAACTCCGCCCGTTCGGATCAGCGGTCTGGTCACGATGGCCAGAGTTCGGTCTCACCCTTGAACCTGACCTGACGGCGGACTCTGCCCACGTTTACAAGATGGGCAACTTCCGAGGGGACCGGGACATTCGCCATAGGCCGACTAGGATCAAGCGTGGAAAGGTTTTCCCGTTTGAGGTCATTGACTTCTTAAGTGTGGACTAGAATACAGAAATGGCCGGTCAGCAGGGTTTAACCAGAGAGTTCCTCGCAGAACGAGATCTACGCATTTTCAAGATGCGTCAGGCTGGTGTGGCGTCAAACGAGATCGCTAGACGTTTCGGTTTGTCCACCGGGGCTGTCAACTCTGCGATCCGCCGCCAACTGGAGAAACTGAACCGCGAGGCCCTCATGGCCTACCCGGAAGTCCTCCGGTTGGAACTCGAACGACTGGATGCTCTCCAGCAGGCCATCTGGCCTCTTACGCAGCATCGCAAGGTCACTTTGGATGATGGCACCGAAGTTACCCTCGAACCCGATCTGAGGGCCGTACAGCAGGTCCTGAGCGTCATGGACAGACGCGCGCGCCTGTTGGGTATGGAACAGACCAACATCAACGTCATGGTCGACGCAGGCGAATCTATGCAACGAGCCGTACTCGCCGGATCAATCGAACAAGCCCTTGACAAGGATGCGTTTAGTCCAGAAACCGAAGCCCGCCAACTCCTCGAAGTCATGGCAGCAGCCGGAGTCATCCCAGAAGAAACCGCCAGAAACCTCCTCGGAGCCACAGCACTCCCAGCAGCAACCGAACCAGTCGACGCTGAACTCATAGAAGAAGACGAAGAATGAACGAAGACAACCTCGAAGCGGCAATGAACCACGAAGCCGAACACATGGACCCCACGATCCCCCCGAACACTGGCAGCGAGCCCGGCAATCCTGCTACGTCTCAAGTACTGATTCGGTGTACGCGTGAGGATAGGGAGAGGTGGAAGGCGGCTGCTGAGTACCGTGGCTTAACTTTGTCTGATTTTATTCGGCAGTGTTTGAGTGCTGAGGCGGCGAATATTTTGGATTGTTCGCATCCGATCAATATGCGCCGTTATTACCCTTGGGCAGAGTTTTGCTTGGAGTGCGGTTTACGTTTGAGAGGGTGACGGGCGGGTCACCTTCGAAAGGCAGTAACAAATGACCAGACAAGATTCTTCCGCTTAACACCCGAAGGCGCAGGTGACCCCTCCCCCCGAAAGGAACAGGGATAGCCCGTCAAGAAGATACTACAACAAATGTTGCAAAAAGTCAAACCCACCAACAGATAGACTCACCACCATGAACGCACGACCCGGACGCCCACCCAAACGAGCCAACGGCACCACCACCCTCACACTCCGCATCCCAGCCGACCTCAAAAACACCCTCATCGACCAATCCGAAGCCCTAGACCTCACCATCACCGAATACCTAACCACCCTCATCCGCCGAGACCAAGGTGCCTAGAACACCCCAAAAAGCAACCGGCCAAACCGCCTACCTACAAATACGCCTACCCGGCTGGCTCAAAAACCAAATCATCGACCGCTGCGAAACCGACAACATCAGCCTCAACGCATGGCTCATCGAAGCCCTACAAACAGCCATCCGCAACGACCTACAACTACCAACACCACCACCAGCCAAAGCACCACTCCCCACCACCGCAGACATGATCCGCCAATGGGCCACAGGAGAGCGGGTACTCACACCTTGCGGGAAAGAACTGTGTGCGGCTTTGGACGACGAGGGCCGCTGGTCACATGACGGCATGGGCTTCTGCAACGAATGCGGCATCCGAGTCATATAAACAACGGCACCCCCCTGTTTGCGCTCAGAGGGGTGTGACATATCCGTCAAAGCGTGACCCGAAACTCAGGGATACAGAGGCTTCCGTTTCGTTTCTAGTTTAGCGTCGTTCGGCCCACATTTGGGCGAGGGTGGGTCGTACTGGTTTGATGCCTCGTCGGCGTTGTTCGGCTGCGAGTTGGCGGGGGGTGTATCCGGCCCAGACTCCGTGTAGGTCTGCGGAGGGGAATTCGAGGGCGTATTCGAGGCATTGGGTTTGTACTGTGCATTCTTTGCAGAGTGCTCTTGCGGCGGGGATGTAGGTGATGTCTTTGTAGTCTTTTGGGAACATCATGTTTGTTTTGCCGGTGCAGTTTGCGTTGTTGCGCCAGTGTTGTTGGTTGGGGTTTGTTGTGTGTGTATCGGTCGTTAAGGGTTGTTCAGGTTGTTGGGGCGCGTTTTGGGGGTTTGTGGTTTCTGGTGGGTTCATGTGGGTTCGCGCAGGGTGTTGATGTGGTGGACCATGCCTTTTGGGATGAGCATGGCGTGTGCTGCGTCTGCTTCGTTGACGAGTGCGACGACGACTACTCGGTATTCGCTGTCTTCGATGAGGTAGCCGACTGCCCGGGATTGGGCGATTTGTTCTTCCAAGATTTCTTCGATGTCGGACCATTCGATGGTTGCTGTTGCTACAGCGTCTATCCAGATCACTTCGACTAGCGGATATCGGTCCCACATCGTCTTTGTGAGATCTATACCGAACACCGGGTCTTTCCTCCCCCTAGTGTTCTTCTCTCCCCCCTTAGAGGAAGACTCGGCTTTTCGGATCGACGTGGGAGAAGTGTTGGTTGTCGTTCCTGTGGTTGTTGCTTTTGGGGGTACGGCTGACGTGTTGCGTTTCTTGGTTGGGGTTGTTGCTGTGCGGGGGCGTCGGTTGTTGTTCATAGGAGGGTCATTTCTCCCCATCCGTCTGGTTGGATGACCATTGACAGGGTTCCGGCTCGGGTGCGGGTTCCTGTCATGTCGGACCAGTATTCGGATACTTGCGTGAGTGAGGGGGTGATGAAGACTGCTCGGCCTTCTTGTTCTTTGACGTTGAGGTGGTGGTAGTGCCCGGCGATGAGCATTTCGGAGTCGGCTACTCCGGGGTATGCCCGTCCCATGGCTTGTGCTTGCCACCAGCCCCAGAGGGTTTCGGCTGCGTTGCCTTTGGCTCGGGCGACGTGTCCGTGTGTGAAAGCAACGTTCACTCCGGACAAATTTAACGAGAGTGCGATTTCGTCTGTGGAGAGTCTCCATCCGACGTGACCGAATGCTGACTTGTTCGCTGAGAGGATCTCGGCTACTTGTTCGAAGATGGCGACATCGTCGTTGTCGTTCACTGAGGTGAAGGATTTGTTGCCTTGTCGGTTCTCTCCATGGTTTCCGGGTACTGCCACTCCGATCACTTTGTCAGCGTGGGGAGCAACAGCCATGAAGATGTCTCGCACGGCACGGCGCACGAACTTGACTTGATCCCGCCGATCTAACTGGACCCTGAAGGGTTGGGAACTGTAGAAGCCGGAGCAGTTTTCTACGAGGTCTCCGAGTCCTGCGATGCAGACAGTTCCGATCTTCTGGCCAGATTTACGCAGATCAGCGAGCCTTTGCGGGATAGATTCAACTAAAGCGGCGGCGGCTTCTGCTTGTGCTTCGATTCCCCCACCATCGCAGTTACCGGCTTGCCAGTCGGACAGAGCAACGACAAAAGTGCCGTCTCCGGTGGGTCGCTTCTTTGTGGACTTCTTTGCCTTCAAAGCAGCCTGATATACGTCCTCTGGGAGGACTTCTGGGGCTTTCTTGCGGCGAATCTCGGCTTTGAACGAGTATTGGATGCAGGAAACGGCTTGTTCGCCTTGTTCGTCACGCTTCCAGCCGTCCCATGAGCACCAGCGCATGGTGTCACCGACGACTTCGTAAAACTCTGGGTCTAGTCCGCGTGCTCGAAGGAGATCATCCCATTCGGAGGGTGGGGCGTTGAGGGTGCCTGTTGTGATGACACCGTTTGTGCCTTCCCAGACAACGCCGGGTTCCCACCCTGATGGGGCGGTGCGCTCGCGGTATGCCTCTGGTTCTTCTTCGGCTCCTTCAAGCGCAGAAAGCCTTTCGGATAAATTCATTTAACGCTCGTTTCTTTGCATCCGCACCAGTTGTTGCGGTGGACGCCGAGGGCTTCTCGTGCGACTCGGATATCAACTGCTCGTAGTTCGGAATGAATGGCCCGAAGCGAGGTCTTGCTGCTGGTTAGGAGGTTCTCTAAAACCTCGGCTGTTTCATCGTCAAGCGTTGCCTTGATCTCACGAACGCGACAAGGTCGTTTGCCCTGTACGGTTTCGATCATCGTGAGACGTTCTTTTAGCGAGTCCACTTCTGACCTCCTTGGCCATCATTGATTAACCAGTGGGCGATCAGCCCCCCGATGATTCCTCCAGCAACCTCTGCACCACCGGTTTTGCGTACAAGCCAACGCACTCCTTGAGAAATCGTTGGTTGTCCAAGTCGAACGGCAACGACGTTATAAATCCCGGCGAAAATCGCGAGGATTAGCGGCCCCTTGAGGTGTTTCAGGGCTTCGGAGGCGGTCGTGGTCTTGCTCATGGTGGTAACAATGGCACGTCCATTACAGTCTACACTCACCATGTGGACAACTCCGAGGATGCTCCCCTACAGCGAGCAAGTAATCAACGTGATCATGCACTTCGTAAACCTTTGGAGGCTGTTATCAAAGTCTCCTTCGACTCCAACTTGTCAGTGGAAGAAGCGACGGAGAACGTTCTGCTCGCATTGAGCGACAACGGTGTCATTCAATACGCGCCGAAAGGAACACTCGCTTTCGTCACAACAACAGGACGGGTGCTTGTTTGTGTTCTTGAGCAACCGCAAATCACGTTGCGTGAAATGGCAATGATCCTTGGCGTCACGGAGTCTGGTGTGGCAAAAACCGTTGCTGGCTTGGTGAAATCCGGTGTCATAGCAAGAACAAAAGTCAAGGGTCGCAACATTTATTCTGTCGACAAAAATCAGGCCCGAAATCACCCTGATATACGTCGCTATTTCGCCGCTATCAGCCCACTGTTCGAAGATTAAGGCTCTTTACACAGGGCTATACGCGCATCTACACTTTCGGTAATGCTAAAACTACCTATCCCTGAGCATGTGTACGAACTCGCTCAGGAACGCGCCGACGCGATGCCAATTCTGAAAGGTTCCCATCGGGGAGTCGCTGGCAACGAAGTTGGATGCCTAGGAGAAGTGGTTGTCGAACAACTTCTTGAATGCTTTGGCGTCGGGTTTCAATTCAAGGGTGCAACCTCTCACGACCTCCAAGTGGGTCAAGAGTTGTGGGAGATAAAAACAAAAGATAGAACCGTCCCACCACAACCGTCATACGACTGCTCCGTCCCCCTCTACAACAGCGATCACCAAACCGTCGACCGATACATATTTGTGAGTCTTTTGCGTCCCAAAGGTCAGGATCGTGGGATCCGTAGATTTAGCACTGCCTATGTCTTGGGCGCTGCGAGTCGGGAGCGTGTCTTCGAACATGGGCAAATTTGGCGGGCCGGTGAAACTGATCCGTCGAATGGCACAAAGTTTTGGACCGACTGTGTGAATCTGCCAATTTCACGGTTGGACTCTTTCGTCCAGTTGCTATCGAATGTCAATTGACAACAAAAAATTGTTCTGACACTTGTGGGTCGAACGATTCTCATACTAGGTATGGAACACTCTTACCTAACTTACGCCGACTGGATTGAACCAGACCGGCTGTGCCGTGAGTTCAATTGCTTTTCAGAGGGCTCTGAATCCTGCTGTGATGGCCTGTGGTGTACAGAACACTACGAGTACTACCATTCCGATTGCGAAGAACTCTCAGGGCCTTGTGAGTGGTGTGGTGGAACTGGCTTTTATTCGGGTCCCATGCTGAATAACTCTTATGCCGGTCCATGCCTTGTCTGTAACCCTTGACAATGAATTTAGATTCAGGTACATTCAGCCCATGGGACTTTTAACCGGAGCACTATTCGTCGGATGGCGAGCAGCCCGACACCGAGAAAAAAAATTAGGCAGAGCCATCAACGATCAGAACGAAGCCATTGAAGATCTCATGGCCGAACTGTTCTGCTGTGACTGCTGTGGCTTCTGCGGCTACTGCGAACCTGAGAACTTCTGCCCCCAGCACTTTTACTCGTACTACTGCTGAGTAATCAACCAAGCAGCAAACGCATCATCAGTCGCAGGGATCACCCAAATCTGCGCTGACTCAAGGTCGTACATATCTCCGGCAAACATCCAAGCAATGTCGATTTCAGGCGCTGCCGGAGTTACACCCACATTACATTCCAGACCATACCGCTCAATAAACCATCGAACCATACATCCATGGGTTTGATGTTTGCACTCTTCGGAATCAGGGCACTTGACATCAGTAACGATCAGATTGGCCCTGTTCAATTCAAGAGAGATCGAATGCCCATCGTTATGCCAAACAGAGGCTTGTTCTGTATTAGTCATCACTCGGACTCAGGCTATTGGCAACCTTAGAAAGAGCGGATTCAAGTTCTTGAATGCGTTGGTCTTGCTGCTCAACAACCTTTCGCAACATCTCATTATCAAGAATCAATGCTCCGATCCTTTTAGCCAAAGCCTCAAGTAGGTCTTGATGAGTTACTTCTTTAACTGAATCCATTTTTACTCCAGTGTCAAGTTTGCTTCGTGATTGTCGCTTGGTTCCAAAGACCAGTCATTACCCGCAAATCGTCAACTTCGAGTTCCTCAAAACGCTCATGAATCTGTTGGTCGTACTGGTAAGCGAAATACCTGACGAGCCGCTGGATTTCTTTATTCCGAACCCTCTGGGTATTTGAACCAGACGTGCTGATGTGCTGGATATAACCCAACCTCTTGATGTGAACCATTCGAGTCGTGAGGAACGTCCTAATACAGAGTTCGTAGTCGTCAGCCACATGGACTTCGGGGTTGTGTCCACCGGCTGCATAGTACGCCTCGCGAGTCCACGCCCGAGCATGGTTCGGCATTCCCACGATATGACGGGTGGTCTTGGCGTTAACCGACGGGTAGTTCGCCACGGCGTATGTATGGCCCCTGTAGTCCTCGTAGCGGTACGAGCCGAACCCGAATGCGTAACCGTCCGGATATGTGGCGTTTTCGCCTGTATCAAGAATCTCGGCGCAGTCGCTGTAGGCAAAGCCTGCTTCAGGGAATGTCTGGAAGGCTTCAACAATGTCGCCAAGGCAGTTGACGGTCAGTTCGTCGTCGTGGTCAAGTTCTACGAAGATTGATCCACTTGCGAGTCCGCAGCATCGACGCTTCACTTCACCGATACGACCACATGGCTTGGACGACTTGAACACCTTGATCCGTCGGTCATGGGCGGCAAGGTTCTTTGCGATTTCAAATGTCTTGTCATCTGGAGAGTCGTCATAGATGACCCATTCCCAGTTGTCGTAGGTTTGT